AGTGCTAACGATTTCACCCGCCAATTCACCACCGCCGGCAGTCATTGGGTTAGCTTCTTTGTATGGTGCAACTTCGCCTTTGAGCTTTTCTTTGCCCATTGTGGCATCACGTTGTAACCACTGGCCCGCAGCTTGTGCGCCTAGCTTTTCCAATCCCATACCAACAAGGTTTTGAGCGCCAAGGGCCACATTGCCTACACCAGCACCCAAACCAGCACCAAACGACTCTAAATAGCCCTTTTCGGCCTTTGGCACGCCTTTTAGATAAGCATCAGGGTCAAACGCAGGGGCTTGCGCCAAATATGCATCAGGATCAAAAGCCATTACTGCCCCAATCTTTGAAGAATTGCTCGTGAACGTGGATCGCTCGGATTAGACCGCGCCCACTGCAAAGCCGCTGCGTCTTGCGGGTTAGCAACACCAGCCGGAGGCTTTGCCGCATCAGCAGGAGGTTTCGCCAAGCCAAGCCCAAACATTTTGTCCAGATTAGCCAATGCCGAACGGTTAGCTTCTACCGTCAATGTCGGATCAGTAGCCGCCTTTAAATATAACTGCATTTCAGCGTTACTGTTCATTTGTTGGGCGCTCATGCCTGTAGCCTCTTTAATGAGGTTCAACAACAATGGGCGAGTCTGTTCAATCTCTTGCCTCTGTCGTTGATTTTGAGTACCCAACGCGCCACCAACTGCTTGACCTAAAGCAGTTGAACCAAGTCGCGCACCAAGGTTAGCCAGGCCACCTTGTGCAGTGCTTGTAATTCCACCGCCTTCTTCAAGTGCGTTATAGCTGTTGCTCAATTGCTGAACAACACCAGACAATTGATCTTTTGCCTCTGCCTTTGTTTTGCTCTTTTGCAATTGTGTGGCAGCTTGTGGATTGTATAACTGCATCCCTTGCGCCTGAGACTGAGGCATGGTAATCGCTTCGCCATTTGGCCCCATTACGGTCACGTTCTTTTCAGGACGATTAGCCAGATTCATTTGCGCCATTTGCATCTGAAACTGTCGTTGTTCTTGCGCCATTTGTTGCCGTGTGGCGTTTTGTGCTTCCAGCGCGGCCATGCGGTCTTGGTGTTGCTGTGCAAGCGCATCCATTCGCGCTTGTCGTGTTGCCGCCGCTTCATCCCTACGGAATTGACGTTCTTCTTCTTTTGCCAGCCGTGCTGCTTCAAGTTGTGGCATTTGGATAATGCCTTGCATACCAGCTTGACGAAGTGCAGGGTCGGGCGCTTGCATGAGATCAGCATAAGCACCGCGTAAATCAGGAGCACGAGCAGGCGCCCATTGTTGTTGAGTTGTTGCCTCATCGCCCATTTCGTTTGCGCCTGTCTCAAACGTTTGGCCTGTTGGTCTTGCTGGAGCGCCGGTCGATTTCTCGCCAAAGTTTCGCAAGGCTTCGGCAACGGCTGTCTGGCGCTTGCCTTGCAGGTCTTTTAGCTGTTCTGTAGCTTGTTCTTCGCCGCGCTTTGCGCCGTAGCCCCTCAGCATTTCCGCTAGGTAATTCAGCGGGTTTGTCGCCACAAAGCGATTCCCAACCATCTGCCCGGACGATGGCATATTCATTTGCTGTTGCTGTGCATAGCGCCCTTTGCGCTGCATCAGGTCAAGCTGTTGCTGCTCGAAGTCGCTTGGTGTTCCCATCAATTCAGCCATTTTGCGCCTCTTTTTTCCATGTATAACCCCTGCGAATCTGTGGCAGTAAGGTGCTAAACAAATACAAATGCCGGATGTTTGCAGTGTTCAAAACATCGCAGTCACGCGGGTAAAACTCAACCGCGTCAAAGTCAGCAAATCCGCATTTGCTTTTTATCGTGTGTAGTTCATCCCACCCAATACCGTCTTTCATGTCCTTGCGCCATATGTCAAGACGAATGGTGTTTTGGTCAAGAAAACCAGCAACTTCAAAAACATCATCTTCCCATGTGCCAATTGAAGGCTCATGAAAACATGAAATTGTGTGTTTGTCAGTGCGTTGCATTTTAAAATTTAGAGAACAGTCCACCAGCGCCCGTGAAAGTACCAGCGGGAGCCATCAAAGCCGCACCGCCAAGCCCCATCAAGCCACTCATCATGCTCGCATTGGCTGCTTGGTCTGCGTTATAGCCTGCCATCTGTTGGGCGTATTGCTGATTGGTCGCGCCCAACAAGTCAGGGCCAGCCACGTTAGCTTGGTTGTAATAACTTTGGAATTGTGGATTTTGGACTTGTCCACCTGTTCGCAAAGCGTTAATTAGGTCAAGTGGCCGCGATTGCGCTGTGTAAGCCTCATTAAGCATTTGCGCCCGTTGACCAGAATTCAAGCCTGCAATTGCCAGTTGTTCATTCAACCCTTGCTGACGTGCCGCTTGGTCAAGTGAGATTCCTTGTGCAGCCGCTTGCAAGCGTAAGTCAGTACCTCTTTGGTTTTGTAGCGCCATTTCTCGCCCGTAGGCCGTAGAACCAAGCCCAATTCCTTGGTTTGCCAGCCGTGTGCGGAGTTTTTCCTCGTCGCTTTCCAATGTTGGATTCAACCGCGATAACAGCGCTTCTTGCGCTGTTGTGCCAGCATTAATAGGGGCTTTGGCAAGCGTTGACTGATCAACACCTGTAAATTGTGGCATTCCACTTGTATCTACATTTGGATTTTCAAACACTTGACGCGCTTGGTCAAAACCAGTGTTTGCAGTCTCAGCAAACTTGGTTTGTAACTGATTTTGCAGATTGAACTGTTTTTGACCTTCTGGAGAAAACTCAACCGTCTGAGTCCATGGATCGTAATCAGTCGCCCCTTTTTGCCACTTTAGCGTTCCATATGGATTAATCTGTGTAGCTCGGTTTGCTACCGTTGCATATTTTGCTGCTTCAAGGTTTCCAGCCGCTGTTTCTCTGGCTGCAGAAGCGTAATCTGGTGGAGGCGGCGCATCACCACCCTTACCTGGATACAGGCGAATACCTGCTTTATAACCGGAAAACTTAGATGGAATCAGCATATTTACCCTTCAGATATTTACATTCATCTTTGAACAGACGAAACAACAAAATGTCAGAGTCAAGGGTAGCTTGTTCTAGCCTTGATTCTAATTGAAACCCCATATGTTCGACAAGTTTTATGCTCTTGGCATTGTTTCCGGCAATAGGTACGGTTATCCGATTGACTTTCAGTTGATTGAACGGGTAATCAAATATCACGCCCAAAAACCGCCTGTCAGCCCACTGTCCTTCACCCGCAATGTGGCAAACCACGTTAGCTTTGTTGTAGTCCTCATAAAGAACCCCAGCGACCAGCTTGCCATCAACTAATTTTCCAATGCCTTGACCTCTACCCGCGCACCATGAACCGCCTGTCCTTTCCGACACCCACGGCCCAATAATTGATACGTCAAAGGTCAGCATCAGTAATTCAGCACATTACCGTGGTTATAGAAATAGCTCACGTTCATAAACCGAACGTCTGAGCCGTTGTTCTGTATTTTCATTCGCAGTGCAGCAGTGTTAGCCACCGCGCCAACGGTATGCCATCCACCAGTAATAGGCACAAGGCCACCACCCCATATCATCGAGTCAGTGCCCCAAATCATCTGGCCCCAAATCATGCCTGTGGGCGTGTTGTAGTTGAATTGGCCTTCAGGTTCTAGCTGATTAAAGTCCGGGCAAAGACCGTAAAGAATGGATGGCGCACCAGTGCTGAATAGGTACGGTTTGACCATCGTAAAATACTTGTTGGCCGCTTTGTCGCCAAAGTATTGGAAAGACAAAATCACATCAGACGCAATGGATGCCGTTCCATCGGTGTGACCAACCCATGCGCGTTTGATTGAGTTTCCATCGCCAAAATACAAACCAGACGTTGCATTTAGCCAAGTCGTGGCATTCCAGCCGGTAAACTTCGACCAGCTTCCTGTGATCGTATTCTGAACGTATTGATAATTTGCACCATTACCGGCAGGCACGTTCAAAATCACCATGTTGAGTTCTTCAAACAAGCACAATTGCCAGCCGAAGTTTTGAATGTAGGCATCAGCCGCTTGACTGACTGAATTTTGAATCTTGTCGGTAATCGCTACCTGAGCATCGACCGTAACGCTTTGCAAAGCCCGTGACAAAGGCATAACGCCTTCAACACAGTTAATCAGCAGGTCGCCAGCGTATTTAATACCGCATCTACGGCCCAAAGGCGTGCCAAGTGCAAACACCCCGACAAGCCTCCAATCAGTTGCGCTTGATGGGTCAGTGCCTGTATAGACAGCAATTTCACCCTTAGACGAAATGACAACTAGGTGGTCGTCAGATCCTTGCCCTGCGTCCAACGTCCATGTGTAGATGGCATTGACGTAACCGCCCTTTTTGAACACTGCGCCCAAAGGATATGCCGCCGCATTTCCACCAATGGACTGAACCGGCAAATAATGGATTTCCGCGCTGTTCTTTTCCACAAAGAATAAACGATTCTTGAACAGACAAACATGAACCAAATCAGCCGGGTTTGCGTGATTGGTTGACATTGTTGACCATGTGGAGCCGTTGTAAACCCGTGGAGCATCAGCACCGTTAACCATCACCAGAAACGAACCGCCTGGAGTCGTAATCATCGACTCTTGCCACCGGGCATTTGCCATGCCAGAAACCACCGGAGCGCCTACAGCACCCGCTGTGGTTACGTCATAGATTGCAGTACCAGAGGCCGCGAATAGCTTATTCCCGCCCGTCTGAGGGGCATACTCTACCAATGTTTCAACCGTGGCGGGAAGGCCCGTAACGTGGTTTTGTGAGCCTTTGCGGATGCCGACATAACTGGTGTAAGGGAACCAGTTTTCTAAGACTACGGCTTCATTTGCATTTTGCTCTACATAGCTATTTTTATCGTTGAGACCACCCACACAGGCAGGCATTGAGGTGTGTTTCGCGCCGCGCATTATTTGACCCTGGTTGCGTTTGCAACCTTAAACATTTTTTGTGGCGCATCTACTGAAAAATCTAATCTCCCTGTCGGAAATTCATCATCCAGATTTAGATATTTTGGGTGAACATCAACTTTTACTAATCCACCAGTACCATAACCAGCATCTTCAGCGGTTGTGAAATAAATGTTTGGTTCTCCAGCCGATTTCATTGTTTTTGTATTGACAATTGCATCAGCACCTTCAGGGCTTGTTCCGTGAAACAAAGACACGGTTCCATCTTTGTTTACTGGCAACCCATAATCAACAGGCTTAATGCTCATGCCTACAGGCAAGCCCTTGAGCTTTTTACCGCCTTCAATAATCGCTTGACTACCGGCTTTACTAAACCCCATAGGGCCAACCATGCCGATAGTGTCGCCAATGGCTTTGCTCATGCCTTCTTGCACAGGAGCGGTCAAACCTTTTTCACGCATCCAGTCGCTGCCCATCACTGGCTTGTCACCAATAGGTACACCCGCCTTGCGAAGTGCCCAAGCCAATACATCAACAGGAACAGAGGCATTCTCCGCAACCATGTTGCTGGCACTTTGAGCAGTGTTGCGTAGCGCGTCAACAATCTGTTTGCGGTTCGGGCCGCTACCCATTTGCGGAAATTCCATTATTTACTCCACAGCAAAACCAACAATCCAACCGTTGCCAATGCTGGCAGTTCTTTGTAAAAAGCCAAAAAAAACAAAGCCGCTGCAATTGACCAACGAACGTATTTCAATGTCCATCTGGCCAATTGCCATCCAAAATGTTCTGATTGGTCAACAAGATAGACCCTTGCATAGCACCCACCGACAACATCGGGGCACTCTTGTTTGTGGCTTTTTCTTGCTCGAGCAACCAGCGGAATTCGCCCAGGCTAAATGTCGCGTCCAGCCCTTTGGCTACCATCCACTGCGACTTGAGGCCGGTAATCAGCAGCGAGTCAGTGAAAATGAACGTATCTGTATCAGCCGTGATTTCAGGCTTTGCCACACCGTCAGCGCCTTCAACCCATCCGTTAGAGATGTATTCAAACGACAATGTTTGACCATCAGGCGGGGATGGATTTAAGGCAAGTTGGTTATTAAGGATGCGAAACCGTTGACGAGGGCCAGCGGAGACAATTCCGGACTTAAATGTCTGCCATTCTTGTGCCGATTTTGGCCCCAATAATTCCCATCGTTGGCTACGGTTCCACTCTGTCTGTGGGATTTGCCTTGTCCAATCAACCGGCAAGTCATACAGGTTTTGAGCGAATTCAAACTCAAACGTGCCTGACTTTTCCGCATTCATGTCTAGCGTTACCTCTGTCAAATTATTGACAGTCACCACCTGAGCAAATGGCTGAATGCCTTCGCCCAATACGGTAAATTGGTTTGTAATCGCTGTGGTCGTGGGCAATCCCGTGATGACTTTAGAGCCTTCGGTAATCGTGCCCGTGAGCGTGAAAGCCTTGGTAACAACCAGATATTCTTTATCCAGTCGGTTCCACTCGGTCTGACGGGTAATGTCAGCCCCCAAACGGTTCAACAAGGCCAGCAATTGCCGAACCTGTGGGTCAGTTGTCCCAATCAGGGCTGTGGGCCTGAACAATGCGAGTTCATCGCAAACTTGCTGAACCAGTTTAAGGGCGTTCATTATTCAACCGTTTCTTTTGCGGGTCGCCCCACTTTAGGTT